TCTCTCGATGCTGGAGAATGCCCCGCTCCTTGACGTCGTGGACCTGGACGTCGGCCTTACGCGGATCTACACACCGGGCGGTGGCCGGCTTGTCCCAATCACCGCGTCGTCCAGCACGCAGGAAGGCGCTCGTCCCTCGTTCGCTGTCTTGGACGAGACGCACCACTGGACCGAGAGCAACGGAGGATGGAAGCTCGCTCGGGTCATTCGACGGAACCTCGCGAAGGCTCGCGACGGCTCGGCGCGCTCGATCGAGACTACGAACGCGCACGCCCCCGGCGAGGAGAGCGTTGCGGAGGCCTCGTATCAGGATTACCTAGCGATTCAGGAGGGACGAACGCGGGCCGCTGGATTGCTGTACGACTCCCGTGAGGCTCCGTCTGACATCGACCTCTCGGACCCCGAGCGGCTGATGGAAGGGCTAAAGGCAGCCTACGGAGACGCGCACTGGGTCGACCTAGAGCGCATCCGTGAAGAGGTTTACGACCCTTCGACTCCGCCAGAGGAATCTCGCCGATTCTACCTGAACCAAATCGTCGCGGCCGCTGACTCGTGGGTGGCTCCGCACGAGTGGGACGCGAACGAGAATCCGGATCTTCCGCCGCTTAAGTTCGCCACCCCTGGCAAATGGCGTGACGGCGACACAGTGACGCTGGGATTCGACGGGGGTCTCACTGACGACTCGTCCGCGCTCGTGGCCATGCGCGTCTCGGACGGAGCGCCGTTCCTCCTCGGACTCTGGGAAAAGCCGGCAGGGCCACAGGGGAACGGATGGATAGTAGACAAGTCGGAAGTTCGGGACACGGTAGACCACGCCTTTGCGACGTTAGACGTGGTTGCGTTTTTCTCTGACGTCGCCTACTGGGAAACCGACGTGGACATGTGGCGTGACGAGTACGCCGAGCGGCTACTGGTGAAGGCCACGACGCGTCATGCAATCGCGTGGGACATGCGCGCTCATCAGGCGGAGACAGTGCGAGCTACCGAGGCGCTAAACCGGGCGATCGTTGACGGTGAGCTTCCGCACAACGGGGACCCGAGGCTACGTCGCCATGTTTTGAACGCGCGCCGTCGACCTAACCGTTGGGGAATGTCCTTCGGGAAGGAGACGAGAGAGTCAACGAAAAAGGTTGACGCGCTCGCGGCAATGCTTCTGGCTCGAATGGCGCGGACAAAGGTTTTGGCTGAGGGAGTTTTGTCCAAGAGGCGCGGCCGAGTCGGTCGCCTCGTTGGTTTCTAAGAGGAGCATTCAACATGCCTATGTCTTCTGCCGACGCGGTGCGCCTGGCGAATGATCTAATCGATAAGCACAATTCTCGACTAATGCCGGACGCGCTTATCGGCAAGATCCAGCGCTACCTTCGCGGCGACCATGACCTTCCTTACATGCCCAAGGGGGCGAAGGTCGAGTATAAGAGGCTGGCGGAGAAGTCCATTACGAACTGGCTCCCGCTGATCCCAGACACGTTCGCCAAGGGTCTGTTCGTTGACGGATACCGCCCCGCCAACACCAACGAAAACTCTCCCGCGTGGGAGTACTGGCAAGCGAACGGCATGGACGCCCGGCAGGTCGTGGCGCATCGCGGAGCGTTGGAGTACGGAACGTCTTACGTGCTCGTCCTTCCGGGAAAGCCTTACCCGGTTATCCGGCCAATTCCCGCAACCAAATGTCTCGGCTTCTACGAGGATGACGACGCGGACTGGCCAGAGTACGGGATTATTGACCGTGGACGAGCCATGGACGGCTCGCGGCTTTACGACCTTCTGGACAAGGAAGCCGTTTACCGGATCGTGAAGCCCACGGGCAACGCTGACACGACAGTTTCCAGCGTCGAGTACCACCGGCTAGGCGTTACCCCGCTCGTGCGATTCCGTGACCGGTTGGACGGAGATGCTGTCGGCGTGGTGGCTCCGTTGATCCGAATTCAGGACAGGATCAATGAGATTGTCTTCACGCTGATGATCGCCTTGCAGTATGGAGCATTCCGCCAGCGGTGGGCGGCAGGACTGGTGATCCCAGTTGACGAGGAAGAGACGCTTCCCGACGGCTCACCTAACCCAAACTACGGACGGCCGGTCGAGCCGTTCAAAGCCGCTGTCGACAGGTTGTGGGTGACTGATAACCCCGACGCTAAGTTTGGCGAATTTGGCCAGACTGACGTTCGGGGGCACTTGGACTCGTACACGTCCACGGTTAAGACGCTGGCCAGCGTTTCGCAGATTTCGCCTATGGTGCTCATGGGCGATCTGGTGAACCTTTCCGCTGAGGCGCTTGCCGCTGCCACGGATACCACGCAGCGCAAAATCAACGAGTACGAGACGCTGTTTGGTGAGTCGTGGGAACAGATGTTCCGCCTCGCCTCGCTCGCCGCTGGAGACATGCGCGGCGCGTCTGACATGTCCGCTCAAGTGCGCTGGCGTGACACAGAGGCCCGCTCGCTGGCACAGACAGTGGACGCGCTTGGGAAGATGGCTCAAATGCTCATGATCCCCGTTGAGGAGCTTTGGAGCCGGATTCCGGGGGTCACTGAGCAGGACGTCCAGCGCTGGCGGGAAGCGGCTCGTAGCGCCGACGGTCTAGCCGCTCTCGCTGAGGCCCTGACTCGTCAGTCGCAACCGACCCTAGAGCTGACTCAGGAGACGGAGCCGGGCGGAACGGGGGCCTGACGTGGCTAAGACGCTTGCAGGCACCCAACTAACCGAGGCGCATAGGATCGCGCAACTGAACATCACCCGAGAAGCGCTGCGGGACACGCTAGCTGTATGGCCTCTCTTGGATCCGAGAGAGCTGGACGCTACGTTTCCACGCTACGCAGAGGTAATGACAACGCTCCTGGCTAGCCATAAGCAACGCTCGGCATTCCTGGCGGCCGAATACATTCGAGCCTTCCGCAGGGCGGAGGGTCTTACTAGTGACGTGGACGTCAAAATCCTAGATGATCTGGCCAGGCGCCAGGCTCTTACGACGCTCCTCGTCACCGGTCCGATCACGACCAAAGTCGCAACGCGTGACGGCTTGCCGCCAGAGGAAGCTGCTCAAAAGGCGCTAGAGGCGACGCTGGGCGAAGTGACCCGGATCGTCCTGCAAGGCGGCCGAGACACGATTATAGAGACAGTTCGCGAGGATCGGGAAGCGATCGGATGGGCGCGCATTACCGACGCTGACCCGTGCGCCTTTTGCGCCATGCTCGCTAGCCGAGGAGCTGTCTACAAGGAAGACACTGTCGGTTTCGAGGCTCACCGCAACTGTGGCTGTTCGGTGGAGCCGGTTTACGACCCTGACCACTTGCTTCCAGAGCAATCGAAGAAATGGGAACAGCTTTGGAAGGACTCGACTGAGGGTCACAAGGGGCAGGACGCGATTAACGCGTTCCGCCGCGCAGTTTACGCGCAAAGAAAGTCCGCACAATCCGCTGAGTAGGACAGGTGCCTACTCACAAACCGTCCCAGGAGGATGGACCGATGGCCGATGGCCGGATGGATACACCTATGCCCGAGAACGACGTCGACAGTGCCGTGACTAGTCCGGACACTGCCGAGGCTCCGGGCGAAACCGCTTCCTCTGAGATCGTCGAGACCCCCGCTGAGGACAAGGCTCCGAAGTGGGATGGTGAGTTTGATCCTGAGCGCGCTGCGAAGCTCGTTGCGAATCTGCGTAGCGAAAAGGACGAGCTTAAGCGTGAGCTGGCTGAGCTTAAGAAGGCGCTCAGCGAGCGTGAGGAAGTTGGGAAGTCTGAGCTTGCGCAGCTTCGGGAGCGCGCCGAGAAGGCCGAAAAGGAGCTTGCGCAGCTTAAGACTCAATCGTTTATCGCCTCTGCACTCCGCGAGCACGGCTTGTCTGAGGATTTGTCCGAGTTCGTAAGCGGAGGGTCAGAGGAGGAAATTAAGGCGAAGGTTGCCAAGCTTGCGGAAAAGCTAGGACCCACGCCGGCGGTTCCGGGAAAGCCGAAGCCGAAGCTTGTCCCCGGCGAGGGCTCCGAGGCGGCTCCTGATTTCGATCCCGAGGCCATCGCCGCCAAGATCCGCAAGCGGCTCTAGTTTATCCTCCGTGAAAGGACACTCACGCCAAAATGGCTAACACCAACAGCCCATACACTCCTGAGCAGATCGCCCGAGTTGCGCTGTCGCTTGTTCGTGGTGACCTTGTTCTGTCCCGCACTGTTAACCGTGACTACGAGGCCGAGTTTACCGGTGGCGTTGGTTTCTCGGTTAACGTCCGGAAGCCTGCGACGCTGACCGCTCGGGAGCAGGAGCTTCGTGGGAAGAACGTCTCTTACGGCTCCGGCATCACCACTGACAGGTTCTCTGAGACTGTCGTTCCGGTGTCGCTGGACAAGATGATTTACAGCGCTATCGACGTCTCGGACGAGGACCTGACGCTCAACCTGGAGGACTTCTCTCGCCAGGTGCTGGCTCCGCAGATCACCGCCGTTGCCGAGGGTTGTGAGAACGCGGTTGTGGCCGAGATGCAGAGCCTCACTGAGGACGATTACCTTAGCAACACGTACGACGCTGAGAATCCGCACAAGACGTTTGTCGCGGCTCGCAAGGAGCTTCGTGACCTGCGCGTCCCCGCTAGCAACCTGTACGCGGCGGTCGGTACTGGAGTTTACGCTGACCTGCTCAACTCGCAGGCCCTCCGCAGCGTCGCGGAGAGCGGCAGTGACGACGCTCTTGCCGACGCGACTGTCGGCCGGCTCCACGGGTTCACCGTGATTGAGTGCAACCGGCTTGACGAAAACGAGATGATTTTCTACCATCGCGACGCTTTCACTCTGGCGGTTCGCGCTCCTCGCGTTCCTGAGGGTGTCGCGTTCGGCGCGTCGGTTTCCGGCGACGGCTTCGCGATGCGGTACATCCGCGACTACGACTCCTCGCTTCTGGCTGACCGCTCCGTCGTTTCGACGATCATCGGCACTCAGGCCATGACTGTCGTTCGCCAGGACGACGGCTCTGAGGTTACCCCGGCTATCCGCGTTCTGGTTCCTGAGGACGGCTCCTGACGATTCCCCTAGGGCAATGGAGGTGAGCTAATGGACGAGCTGCCGCCGCTCGCCTCCATTGCAGCCTTTGAGAAGCGGCTCGGTCTTGCCCCCGGATCCTTGCAGGGGGCGGACCGAGTCCGCGCCGAGGCTGCGTTGGAGGATGCCTCCGCTCTCGTTCGGTCGGAGGCTGGCAAGTCATGGGTGGACGAGGAAGGGAACGTCACAGCCCCGCCAGCGGTTGTCACGGTCACGCTAAAGGCCGCCCGCCGCGAGTACATGAATCCGAACGGTTTTCAGTCGGAGCAAACGGGCCCGTTCATGTACACGCTGCCGCGTGGCGAAACCGGTGTATACCTCACCGAACCGGAAAAGAAGATCGTGAGGCGCGCCGCTGGGAAGCTCGGTATCGGGACTATTACGACTCCGAGCGCCTATACAGACCCGCTGCCGTTCCCGACCGGGACTCGTCTCCCTAAGGATCCGCCGCTCTGGGAGGTGTAATGATCGGGGAGACGGTAACCATCCTGGCTAGGACGCAGACAGGAGCTGACCGCTACGGAAAGCCTATTTACGAGTGGCCGGAGCCTGGGACGCAGGTTCACGGTTGCGCTATCGCCCCTCGAACCTCCGAGGAGCCTGACCAAATCGCGAGAGCTTCTGTCTACGAGGGGCTGTCGATCTACATGCCCCCGGGCGTCTCTGTGGGCCCTCACGACAGAATCGTTGTCCGTGGAATCGTCTACGAGGTAGACGGGGATCCTGGAGACTGGCGTAGTCCCTACAGCGCGTTTCCTCGCGGCGTGGTTGTGAACGTCAAACGCTGGGAGGGATGAGCCGTGGCCAAGGTGAAGGTGAAGCTGAATAGCCCGGGCGTCAAGTCACTCCTGAATTCTAAGGGAGTTGAGAATCACCTACTCGATCTCGCAAAGAAGGTCGAGACGCAGGCCAAGGCCACGGCCCCGGTCCGCAGCGGCTCTTACCGCGACTCGATCAGGTCGTTTACGGAGCACACCGACCGCGCCGTAGCTCGGGTGATCGCTGACGTGGACTACTCCCTGGCGCTGGAGGCCGGGACCGGAAACCTGACGAAGGCACTCGACGCGGCGGGGAGGTAGCAAGTGGCAGAGCTTGTCATCTTCCCCGACGCTGAGGCTTGGGCGTGTCAGTACCTGTCCGAGCGTCTTGGGCAGATCTCCGAGCCATACACGGCCGATGTCTACGTGTCGAACGAGGTCCCGACGACGCGAGCGCCGCGAATGGTGATAGTCCGCCGCGACGGTGGCCAGCGGCTGGACGTAGCCCGCGAGGTTGCCCGCCTGGGCGTCCGCGTCTTCGCCCCGTCCGACGAAGAAGTATCGGATCTAACTCAGATGGTGCGCGCTCTTCTTGCAGCGTCTGTCGGAGAGGGACCGGTCCGGCGGCACGTCGAAATCGCTGGGCCGTCTCGCATTCTCGAAGCGTCGCGCCATCCGGTCAGATTTTTCACAGTTGAGCTTACTGTCAGGGGAACATCTTATGGCTGATTCGAGCCTTGTTGACGTTGCCGTTACCGGCATCGTCGCCTATGCGGAAACCTCGGAGCCCGCGCCGGTTGACGCAGACACCCCGCTTTCCGAGAACTGGCGGGACGTCGGCTACATTTCCGAGGACGGAATTACCGAGGCGCGTGAGCGCTCAACGACCAACATTATCGCGTGGCAGAACGCCGAGGTTGTGCGGACGGTTACTACCGAGTCCAGCATGACCGTTTCGTTTACGATGATCGAGACCAACCCTAACAGCCTCGCGCTGTACTACGGTGCCGAGGTTGCCCCGGACGGTTCGATCGAGATTAACCCTGCCAACTCTGGCGGGCGTCGCTCGTTTGTCATTGACTACATCGACGGTGACAAGGTTGTTCGCCTTTACATTCCAGAAGGCGAGCTTACCGAGACTGGTGAGCAGACGCTGACGTCTGGCGGTGCTGTCGGCTACGAGGTGACGATTACCGGCTACCCGTCGACGCTGGGTTACACGGCTAAGAAATGGTACTCGGCCTTGGCCGGTACCGGTAGCTAAGTCTCAGGGGGACCGGTGAATGTGCGGGCACCGGTCCCTCTCCCTCGCTTCCCGCACGTCCTGACCGCACACAGGAGGAAACCAAATGTCGAATTCCCGCAAGTCCGCTCTCCGTGGAACCGCGACCGAGCGAGAGGCTACTCGGGAGCTTTTCGAGTTTGACTGGAACGGCGCTACGTACTCCCTGCTCCCCGCGACCGAGATTCCGGCCGGTGTCTTCCGCAAGGTGGCTCGGATGGACAACGAGCTGGAGGCCATGTTCACGATCATTGAGGCGGTGGCGGACGAGGACGCACTGTCGGCTTTGGACGAGATGCCTCTTGCCGAGTTCGGCGAGGTCTTCAAGCGCTGGCAGGAGCACTCCGGAGCGGGCCTGGGGGAATAATCACGCTCCTCATGCTTATTGAAGAGCATGAGGCAGCGTTTATCTATGACTGGCGCACGCGATTTGGCCTCCCGCTTCGAAGCGTCTTTGACGGGACGCTGACGTGGCACGAGGCGTGGCAGCTTACTCAGGAGCTTTTCAAGGATCCTTCGTCGCACGTGGCCGCAGCCGTCTCTGGCATGCGTCATCCGTGGACGTATGAGTCGGCTATCCTCGCGGACACGTTTGACTTGCTCGTTGCGGCCAACACCGAGGAAAAATCGCGTGGCCAGATTAAGCCGTACCCGAGGCCGTTCAGCAAGCGGACGGAAGGCGAAAGGTCGAAACGGCCTAATGCTTCTCAGATGGAAATACGTAAGGCTCTCGCTGCGCGAGGGCACCAAGTCTAGGGAGGTGACGAATGGCGGAAGGGACCGAAGTCGCTAAGGCATTCGTCACCCTTATCCCGTCGTTCAGGGGCGGCAAAAAGCGGATTGAGAACGAGCTAGGCGGAATCATAGTCGGAGGCTCGAAGAAGGGCGGCCGAGCTGGCGGTGTCGCCGCTGCCGCCGCTATTGGCGCGGGTCTGAAAAAGGGCGGTCTAGCAGTCACCGCCGCCGCTATCGGTGTTCTAGGCGTAGCCCTGCAAAAGGGCTTCAGTCGTTTAACCGCGATCGAGGACGCTCAGTCAAAGCTCACAGGTCTAGGCCACAGCGCAAAGACGGTTGAAACAATCATGACCAACGCGCTGAACGCTGTACGGGGCACAGCGTTCGGCCTAGACGAAGCGGCTACTATCGCCGCTAGCGTCGTGGCCGCTGGCGTCAAGCCGGGGCAGGAGTTAGAGAAAACACTCAAGCTCGTTGCCGACGCGGCCACCATAGCGGGTACCTCACTAGGTGACATGGGCTCTATCTTCAACCAGGTTGCGGCCGGTAACCGGTTGACGATGGAGGAAGTCAACCGTCTCTCTGACCGAGGAATCCCGATCCTCCAGATGCTGGGTAAAGAGTTCGGGGTGACCGCCCTCGAAGCCCGCAAGATGGTTGAGGAAGGGGAGGTTGACTTTAAGGAATTTCGCAAGGTCATTGAGGAAAACATGGCCGGTGCGGCCTTGGAGTCCGGAGAGACGACGCGAGGTGCTTTCGCTAACGTCGGCGCGGCCCTAGCCAGGTTCGGAGCGGCGCTCCTGTCCGGCGTATTCCCGCACCTAAAGACCGTCTTCAACGGGATGATCACCCTCATTGACAACGCCACGGCGAAGGTCGGCCCGTTCGTTGACGCGGTGAGCAAGCGGATAGGCGCAGCATTCCAGGCAGCGCTTCCGTACGTTCAGGCATTCATCCGTGGGTTCCAAGGATTCACCGCCAGTGGCGGTGGGCCGTTCGTTGTGTTCGTGAACGCCGGTAACAAGGTGCGCCAGGTCCTTGACAGGATACTCCCAGCCCTGTCATCGGTCAGTAACACGGCGCGCTCCACGCTACTACCTACGCTGGTCGGGCTCGGCCGGACTCTGCTTCCGCTGGCTAGCTCAATCCTGAGCGCATTTGGTCGAGTCGCTCCCGCCGTCGCCAAGGTGGCCGCCGCTATCGGCCGTTTTATCGGGGCCATTTTGCCCCCGATTATGAGCCTTGCTCGGCAAGTTGTTCAGATCCTAGCTCCGGCGTTTCGTCAGATCGGCCTAATCGTCGCAAACGAGGTTGCCCCGAACCTCGTTAAACTACTGGACGCGCTAGCCCCGATCGCTAAATGGATCGTTGAGCGCATGGCGCCGGTGGTTGTATCGGCCCTTAAAGGCATCGTTGAGGCCGTTAAGGGCGGGCTTGAGGTTCTAAGCGGCGTAATTAAGGTCTTTGTTGGTATCTTTACGCTAGACTGGGACACGGCTTGGAGCGGTATCAAGCAAATCTTCAGCGGCGCGCTCACGGCCATTGTTGGCGTTGTGAAGAACGGCTTCAACATTATTAAGGAGACGTTTAACAGCGCCGTCGAGGCAATCACGTCCATCGTGGGTGCGCTTGGTACGCGGATCACGATCCTGATCACTAAGCTGTGGGCTGGAATCAAGAGTAACTTCCAGAGCAGCATTAACGCGACCATTCAGTTCTGGGCTAATTTCTTCGCTAAGGCGCTTTCCATCGCCAAATCTACGTGGAACTCGATCAAGGCCGCGTTCACCTCTGCGCTTAACTCGGTAAAAAGTGCGGTAAGCTCCGGACTTAACTCTGTTGTATCGTTCTTCCGTAGCTCGTTCTCCAGCGCTAAGCAAGTTACATCGTCCGCGTGGAACTCTATCCGCTCCGCCATTTCTAGCGCGGCGTCCGGGGCGGTCGAGCGCATCCGTAGCGCGTGGAACACCGCCAAGACCGCGACGTCGAACGCATGGAACTCAATTAAGGCTGCGCTCAGGAGCGCCATTGACGGATTGCTTGGCGTCCTGCGGGGGCTTCCCGGCAGGATCAAATCGGCGGTCGGTGACCTGAGCGGTGTGCTGTTCGAGGCCGGACGATCTATCATCCGAGGGCTCATCCGAGGAATTGAAAACATGATCGGAGCGCTCCGCAGCAAGCTTAAGAGCGTCACGGACATGATCCCCAAGGTTAAGGGACCGCTCCCCGTCGACCTTAAGCTGCTTGAACCGGCCGGCAAGGCCATCATGACCGGCCTTATTCGAGGTATCGAGGAGCGAGCCGCTGACCTACGCCGGACGCTAGTGTCGATTACTCGGGACATCCCGGGTATGAGTGGGGGACTCGATCTCCGCAACCTCGAACGCTACAAGCTGGGCGCGGCGGCTGTTGGCGGTGGCGATACGTACATCTTCAACGGTCGCAACCTTGACATCAACGAGCGCACCATCGGCCCGATCATCTACGGCCAGAGATTGCGTGCGAGGGTTAGGAGGCCTAGATAAATGCCTTTGCTCGTTCCTCGTTCCGTTCCGGAACCTACCCAACCACCGACTACGCCAGAGCCGCCGCCTAGTAGCGCTTTCGCTATCGGCGCTACGTGGACAGCTCCGGACGGGACGACCCTCGATCTTATGGACCAGGGTTCGGAAACGGGCATCATGATTCGCGGCGACGGGGTAGCGGGATTCGGTGCGGTTCCTCGTGAGGTCACCCGAATCCCGCTACCCGCCGGCGGATCTCAGGTCCGTTGGTCCCGGGCGGACGAACGCATCATCACGCTGCCGCTGATGATCTACGCACCAACGCCGACGGAGTTCCTGACTCTCAGGCGCAGAGTGACTCGTGCGTTCACTCAGACGACCCCATCGGCCGGTATCCCGCAGCCAGGGACGCTTCGCATCACGCGGCCCGACGGCACGTGGCGCGAGATCTCCGGGGTCTACCTGTCAGGCCTGGACTGGGAAGACCAAGCGCTTCAGGGTGCCGTCTACGACCTTCTTGTCATTCAGCTACTGTGCGAGCCGTGGTGGCGCGGCGATACGGTCGTTGAGCTTGAATTTGGTTACGCCGCCCCCCGCGACTACCTAAACCCGTACGAGACGGTGAGCCCTGACAGGACGCTAGGCGAGGCCAGCGTCACCATCCTCGGTGACGTGGACGCGTTGCCGATCTGGACGATCACTGGCCCAGCTACGTCTGTAACCGTCCGCTACCCGGGACTCGGCCCAGGCTGGACGTTCGGCCAGATCGACCCCGGGGAGACGATCACCATCAACGTCGAAAACTCCACGGTCACGGACAACACTGGAGCTAACCGTATCGGGAACATCGCGTGGCCGACGTCTCGGCTGTTCACGCTTCACCCCGGCCGTAACAATCTGCTCCTCTCCATCACCGGGGGAGCGGATGGGCAATCCAGCATCCGGCTTAGCTACCGGCCGAGATGGGAGACAGCATGAGATGGACGCTTCTAGCTCGGGACGCGTCTAGGCGCATTGTCGGCGTTATTCCGGCCGGCTCGTTCAAGCTCACGCTGCGACACAACGAAGTCGGATCCTGGACGCTGAGCGTCCCACGCGAGCTAACTCCCGAAGGGTGGCCAGAACCCGGCTCCGGGCTTATCTTCCTCCGAGAGGGTAAAGTCGTTGCATCCGGAAACGTGGATGAAGAGACTTTCTCGTGGTCCGCAGACTCGACCGGCGACAGCGGCGGTACCGGGAAGTGGGAGCTAACCGGTGACACTGACCTCGGCCGCATCGCATACCGGATCGTCTACCCAAGCCACAACCGGCCCTGGAGTCAACAGAACATCGAAGCCCATTTCGAGAGCACGGACTACGCGAACACACTTCTAAGGCGTCTCGTCAGTCGACAGGCCGGGCCTGACGCGCTCCCAAGCCGGCGTGTACAGGGTCTGTACCTTCGCCAGGGTGAGCCTCAGCTTGGGGACCAGTTTACGGCGAAGTTACGGTTTACCCCCCTCCTAGAGGCCATGCGATCGATCGCGCTCACCGGAGGCGGCCTCGCCTTTGACATCGTCGACGATTTGGCCGGCGGACTGGAGTTCCGTACTTGGCAGCCGGCGGACCGATCGAACGTTGCGCAATTCGGCGTTGAGATCGGTAACGTCGTGAACCTCAATGTACGGCGTAGCTCGCCAGTGTGCACGGCTGCGCTAGTCGCGGCGCAAGGTGAGGGCACTGATCGGTTCACGTATGAACAGTCCGACGATGACGCGGTGGCGCGTTGGGGGCGTCGAGAAATGTTCATCGATCAGCGGCAGGCCGGAGATGCGGAAATAGACGTCATCACCCAAGCCGCTGATGAGGCCTTAGCGGAGAACGGCGAGCAGACGTCCGTATCGGCCGAAATCATCGATACGCCGACCGTGCAATGGGGCAGAGACTACGGACTCGGAGACAAGGTTTCTGTGTTGACTCCGTTCGGGCAAGTCTCTGACCTAGTTCGAGAGGTAGATATCGAGGTTGACGAGGGCGGCGTGGAAACCATCCGCTCTGTCATCGGCACCGTTGACCCAATGACTGACGATCCTCTGGCCGCCACTGTTGAGAAGCTTATGGCTAGAATTTCGCAACTTGAAAGGGCTCTATAGATGGCTGTTGATTTGTGGCCATACTCGCAGCGGGAGAGCGGACGGGTAACAGACCTTGAGCACGAGGCGCTTTGGACGCCGATCGCTGACGGCATCCTCCCCGGAGAGTCGTCAACCGCTCTCCGAGTCTCGGTTGCCGGCGGCTCGTGGACGGTTAACCCTGGCCGAATTCACATCGCTGGACACGTTCTAAACGTCACGGAGCCTGAGACTGGTGCTGTTCCTCCGCCTGCGTCGCTGACTCGTCACTGCGTCGTTGCCGCATACGTCGACAGAACCTCCTCACCGTGGACATACGGAATCCGGCTCATCCAAGGAGGCCCGGGAGGTACGCGTCCGATTCCTCAGCGGTCCCGGACCGGCCGCTACGAGGTTGCTTTGGGGACGTTCACCGTCAGTCCGTCTGGTGCCGTGAGCGCTGTCACTGATGACCGGATCTTCCTGTCCCCGGCCGGCGTCGCGCTTCCACCGTCCAAGCAAGTCGCCGACTCGACCGATTTCAACTGGTCCAGTGACCAGTGGTCGAACGGTGACCCCGTTGTAGGTACCGAATTCGTAGCCCCACCGTCAGGCAAGGTGAAGGTGGAAGTCTTCTATTACGGTCAGGGCACGAGTAATGCGTTGCTCGTGACGGCCTTTTCCATCCGGCAAGGTAGCTCCGCTGGTCCGGTCATCTACAACAACACTACGTATGACGGCCCTATCCTCTCGTCCAACGCCGCTCAGACTGTCTCAAAGATCGTGTCCGGCCTGACTCCGTGGCAGACGTACTACATCCGGCTCGCGCACCGGTCGACACAGAACGGCGTTCCGGTTGTGATTCGTCACCGTCGACTGTCTGTCGAACCGCTGGTTAGCTAGGAGGCTTAGCACATGGCACGTTACGAGTTTGGCGGGGTCATGGCCGCATGGATCGTTTCTACGGTGCCGGGAGATCCTGAGGGTACCGAATTCGTCACCCTGCCAGCCGGGCCCACCACGTTGGAAATCTACGACGCGCCCGATGGAGAGCTGGTCGCGGACTTCATTGACGAGAATGGCAACCCGACCGCAGAGATCACGATCCCGGACGGTGACCCGTACATCCCTCGATTCCAAGGACCGGACGGCGCAGAGTCGCTCTGGGTTCAGGCCGCGAACGGACGCTGGCTTCCGCTGCCGCGATGGGACGACGGATCGGGCGCGGGCGGCGACCCCGACACGGTGAAGCTGAGCGGCGGGAACGTCTACGAATACGAGGAGTCCAACGTCGGTCCGTGGCTCGTTGTCCGGAAGCCCGACGACAATTCAGACTCAACCGACTGGCCCAACATGCTGGAGTTCCAGTACTGGGACAACTCCACGAACCGGTACAGGCTCGGCTTCCACCTCAATGAAAAGATGCTGCTCCGAGTCCGGGGCGTCACGCCGAATGACGTAGCGGTTCGGTTTATGGCGCACCCGAACCTGAACGCTCAGTGGCCGGTTATGGAGGTCACTAAGGACAACAACGCGGAGAAAGTCTTCCAGGTCTTCGAGCGTCAGGTGACCTCGCACGTCGGCGTTCAGGTTCCTTTCCTCGTGAACCCGCAGGGCGAGCGGCTCTACTTCGGCACGGCCGATCCGGCCACGGACCCCGCGTACGCGGACTACCGTCCGAACGTCGGCGACGTGTGGCTTGACTTCAACGGGGAGGCGTGACAGTGGCTCTGGAGTTTCGTAGCGCGGCCGCTGGAGAGGACACCGGTGACTTCGCCGAGGTCACCGTTCCATCGGACGTTGAACCAGGTGACTTGCTCATCGCTGTTGTCTCGGTCAACAGCAATATCTACGAGACCTGGACTCCGGACGGTTGGGTTGCCCTGCAGGCGGGTATCGCCGGTAGCTCGTGGGGCGGCCTGTACATGCGCAGGGCCGAAGCTGGCGATGCTGACAGAATTTTCCAGTTCCCGTCGACAGCTACCGGCGGCTCCGCCAAGGAAATTGTGTCGCTCGCCGCGTACTACTCGGACACCCCGAACAAGTACGCGGCGGTAGGTTCGTCGGCCGTTCGTCTTGAGTCTTCGTCATCAGCGGACCACAACATTCCTGACATCGACGTTGAGGAGCTTCCCTGCATCGTCGTTACCGGCATCGCCAAAAAGGGCTCTACCGTAACCACGCTTACGCCGCCATCAGGTTTCACCCTTCGCGGTACGCCCGCGATCACCGGAGGATCGTCGAATAATGGCACCGCGATCGCAGACCAAGCGGCAGAAAGCACCGGAACGGTCTCCGGAGTGTGGAGCACTGGTGTAGCGAACCGGGCGGCTCAAACATTCTCCCTCACCATCGTTGAGGCGGACGCGCCGGTTATTCCGCCGCTCCCGAAGCCAGTTATGCGGCGCTGGAACGGTGTTTCGTGGTCGCTAATTGGCTAATAGCTTTCCTCTTTTGAGGAGATGAAAGGCATGTTTTCAGACGCAGAACTAAACCAGCTAGCTAGTAGGCGAGCCCTCCGGACGCTCGCTTACGTCATGCTGGCTGTAGCGGGTGTCTGCGCCTTTTTCGTGGCGCCAAGGACTCTAAACTCAGTCATTGGTCTCATGACCTGGGCCTGGGCTGCCTTCCTACTAGTGGGAGGCACCTTGAGCGCCGTCGGATCGATCTTCGATCGCTGGATTGGTGAGTTCGCAGGCATCCCGCTTCTGACGAGCGCGCTTGCTGTCTACGGAACGGCACTTATAACCGCAGGGCGGACGGCCGCCGCTGGTGCGGTTGGTTGCCTCATGTGGGCACTGGCGCTCTCACTTTTCGGCCGCTGGCGAGATGTACGGGGACTCGTCACGGCCGCCCCCACCAAGTAGGCCCTAGACGAGACGCAGGCGGTTCTAGGCATGGACATTGACGTGGAGACGTTACTAACTCTCCTACTCGGCGCAGGTGGGGCGGGATTCCTCTCCGCTCTGTTCTCCGGCATCCGTGCCCTCCAGCGAGGCGTGGCCAGCCGCACTCGCGAGGGCATAGCTGACTTGGCCCGGTGGCGGGACGAGGCCAACGACGCGAGAGAGCGGGCGGAGCGCAGCCGCGATGCGTGGCGGATGTACGCGGCTCAGCTTGAGTACCAGATCCTCAGCTCTGGCGGGACCCTTCCACCAGGTGCGACTCGGCCTGAGGACTGACCCTCCCTCCTCTAAACAAAAGGCCCTCGGGGCTCGGTGACGAGCCTCGGGGGCCTTTTGTGTTTTAGGTCACATCCTAGAACGCTCTCTAACGGCCTAACGCGGGCGTCCGAGGGTGATTTCCCTTGGCTGACTTACGGACCGCTTAGCAAGCGCTTACCTGTGTTTCCGCAGGTAAGGAGGCCTTGACGTGTCCGAGTTGGCGTTGTTCGTTGGTGTCCGTAAGTTCGTGACCCAACCGTTACCAAATTCCTTGCTCTCCCGACTTGCACGACGTGAGTTGGCATGCCATAGTTAAGCCATCACCCGGACGGGATGAAGTTCCGGGAAGCAGATTGACAACCGAATGAGCGCGGCTCCCGCACAGGGTGGGGTGGCTCCCAAAGAGCACCGGTCCTGGCTTTGCCCGGCCCCGATGGCGGAGTGGCTTACGCGACACCTTAGACACACAGACTTCGCCCCTGCGCCTTGCGTGGGGGCACTTGGGGCCGACTTGGTGTCGACAGCGCTCTACGGCCGCACGCGGCAAGCGCTGGAAGAGGGTTCAACTCCCTCCGGCTCCACGCAACCAACTAACACTTAGGAGGCACCAATGGTCGTAGAGACCGCCACCTACACCCACACCTACTACACACTCACGGGTGAGGCTCGCGTCTATGAGCTGAGCTTCCCCTTCACCTACTACGCCGTCTACGGGGACGAGCACCGGACGGAGAAAGGCGAAACAAACTACATCGTCGCCATCTCCGCCCCTCGCCTCCGTGGAGGCGAACACACGACGCGCACCTTCCCGGCGGACCGTGACGGCAACGTCCTGGTCTGGGAGGCAGCGTCGACCATCCCACACATTGCACACGCCGAGTCCGTGAGGGACCTCGGATACGTGCCCATCGGTGACCCCGGGGACTGACCCTCGGGGCTAGCGGCCCTCGCACCTGGCAACGGGTGCGGGGGCCGCTCTTTAGGCGCCCAACGTAACGACGGTCCACTACCTAACAGGACACCCCATGAACTACAACCACTACACAGACGCTGACGGCTACTCCTGGACACCGTACCTAGTCATGGCATGCGGGCACTGCGAATACGGGATGCCACATCTAATCCGCTCTGACGGCCAGTACGTCATGTGCGCGTGGTGCAAGCACGTGGACGAGATGCACGTCGACACATACGCCAGGAGGATCTCATGAAGTCGCTCGGATACGCAATCTACGGAATTACCTTCGCGGCGGTTGCCGCCATCGTTCTATGGTTCCCGGCAATCATCGGCCGGGCGACTTTCTGAGAGGGCAGACGTGGAACCCGTGATCCCAGTCGCGAGCACCTTAGACATGATGCCCGGCGTCCGTCCAGACGAGATCGTTCTTATCTGGCAAACGACGTCAGGACAGCTTGTGTCCGCAGTCACGACGATCACCGAAATCTCAGGAGAGGAAATCTAATGCTGACCCATGTTCCGAGTGCAGGGTTCGCTACCCAGTGCCCACGCTGCCGACGCTTCAACGGGTGGTACCCATACGAGGCCGCTGCTGAACACGCGGCCGCTGACGCTGGCTGGCACGCGCTACCTGATTACCAATGGATATGCCCTGGCTGCAAAAAGGAGACAGACGTCCTGTGCTATTGCTGCGGGGAATCTGAGTACGAAAACAACTGCGAGTGAGGAGGTCTAATGCTTATCGGGCTGACCGGCTATGCGCGGGTTGGTAAGGATACCGCAGGACGGATCCTGGCGGAGAGGTACGGACTCAAGCGGTATGCCTTCGCAGACAAGCTGCGGGAGTTTGTGTATTACCTCAATCCGCTAGTTATCGCTAGGGATGACAATTGTCTCGCACCTCTGCGTGAGGTGGTTGACCTGTATGGGTGGGACGAGGTTAAAGATCGTTTCCCGCTGGCTCGCGCCTATTTACAGGATGTTGGGGTCTGGTTTCGGAAGAATGTTGAGGAGGATTATTGGGTCAGGATCGTTGCCCAGAACTGGCTTCTGGACGGTAAACCTAACGCGGTGATTACTGACGTCCGTTTCCCTAACGAGGTTTCGTGGGTGCGGAGTAACCAGGGTGTCATCGTACGTGTCAACCGGGACGGGTACGGACCGGTTAACGGACACGAGTCAGAGAAGGCTCACGAGCTTCCCTGCGATCTTGAGATCACAAACCCCGGATCGCTAGATGGGTTTACCGCTGAGCTTTCCAAGGTGTTTCCAAAGATTAGGGACATCGCGTTCACGAGGTTGGTTGATGCGTCGTATTGATACAGACTCTACGGACCCATACCTTGCCCGGTTTCAGGAGCGCTGCCGCGCCTATGCGGCGGCTCTCGTCCCGTATTCAGAGGACGATGTTATTTGGGACGCCGGGATGACCTTCCTGGATCTGGGAGAATTCGCTGAAGGTGTCGTTAGGCACCTGGACGGAATTAACCTCGTCCTCAAGACGAAATACCCGGACGCTGAGAGGCCCGAAATTGCGACGGCCGACTATCTGATTGGCGCCAAGGACGCGCTTGAGCAAGTGTTGAGGAATCTGATTCTCAAGCCTGAGGAGGATTGAGTGGTGATTGAGGTTTCGCTTGACGAGCTTATTGAACATGGGTTCGATATTGAGGACCCGTTAGCTGAGGCTGAGTTTCGGGCCGTTGAGAACCGCATGAGCTACTGAGGAGGATGACGAGTGACTCTCCCCGCACTGGCGCGGCATAGGCAGGGTGGCGGCCGCGTCTACACCCATCCGCTGACTGACGAGCAAGTTCCATCGGTGACGACTATCACCGGGTACAAGGACAAATCCAAGGCGCTTATCGGATGGGCGGTCAAGCACACTGCCAACGCCGCTATCGCTCGGTTTGAGGAACTTGTGAAGCTGGCAGAGGAGGACCCGCAGTACGCACTGAGAATCCTAACGCGAGAGTACGGCACCAAGACCGCTCGTGAGCGCGCCGCTCGGGAGCTTAAGAACGCCCGCTACGAGGCGAAGGTTCCCGGTACAGAACTGTCTCCGAGCGACTTGGGGACTGAGATCCACCAAGCAATTGAGGACGACATTAACGGTCGGACTCCGATGCTCCCGAAGGGAGGCGAGGGATATTTCCGTCAGTGGCGGGCTTTCCAGAACCGGTTCAACGTGGACTGGCAGCTCACTGAGGTAACGGTGTGGAATCGGACTCTCGGATACGCCGGGACGCTCGACCTCGGCGGAGTGTTCCGCAACGGCAAGTTCTATCTGATTGACATTAAGACTGGCAATGGCGTCTACCCCGAGTACGCGATGCAGCTAGAGGCGCTATCGCGGGCAGAATTCATTCTGACTACAGAAGGAGAGGAACTGCCCATTCCGCAGATTCACGCTATGGGGATTCTGCACCTGCAACCAGACTTCTGGGAGCTTCACGAGGTCAAGCGCAACGAGCAAACCTGGCGTGCTTTCCTCGGGCTTCTAGAGGTTCGGAGATGGGACGAGCGCGACGCGTCGCTAGTGCTCGGTGCTCGGGTCAAGGGAAGCGCTGAGGAGGCAGCATGACAAGGCAAGTCGCTTGGTCTAGCGGCGGATACAACTACGGAGTCGCCTACCACAAGGGCACAGTGGCGGTAATCCAAAACAAAGACGGCCGCGAGATTGGTCGGATCGTCCTCCCACCAGATGACGCTCGCTACCTGGCCCAGTGGATCGCGAAGGTTTCCGAGGAGGATGGTGCCTAGCCTCGGATTCTTTGTCCCCGGCGTACCGGTACAACAAGGAAGCAAGGTAGCGGGAAAGAGGCGAGACGGGAAGCTCTATCTGCGCGAGTCGGCTAAGGGTCACAAGGCCTGGCGCAGGGCCGTTAAAGAGGCTGCGGAGGCTGCGCTACTGGCGAGCGATGAATGGGAGGCCGGCTATGACGGTCCCGTGGAGCTTTCCCTAACGTTCTACTTCCCCGTAATATCGTCGGGCCGATACTGGAAAACTACGGCTCCCGATCTGTCAAAATTAGTCCGAGCTATTGAGGACTCACTAACAGACGCGGGTGTCTACCGGGACGACTCGCGAATCGTCCGATACCGAGACGTGGAAAAAGTCCACGGGCCTATAACCGGCGCGAGCATTCGCGTTCGGGCCATCGAAACCGCTAAGGAAGAGGAGACAAACTAATGGGGATGCTGGACAAGCTGATGAGCGAGACCGCCGACGCTGCGCCGACGGGCGGCCTGTTGGACAGGCTTGAGCAGGGCTCCAACGTGGAGTCTACCAAGTGGCAGCCTCACAAGGAGCCGTCGCAGCCTAAGGGCATCGAGGGGAAGGTCGTTGACGCGTACGAGATTGACGGGGAGTACGCAGACCCGGCCACCGGTGAGATCCCTCGTATCCCGTGCCTGATCATCGCGGGCGTTGACGGCACCACGTGGGGCGTCCGGGGGTACCACAAGATCCTCCGCGAGGAGATCAAGAAGAAGTCCCCGACCGTCGGTGACACGATCGCGATCCTCTACGTCGGAGAGAAGAAGTCGCAGGTTCGCGGCCGCAAGCCAGCGCACGTCTACCGCGTCGCGGTGGCGAAGGCTGCTCCGAACGACGGCGGTCCTGGGTTCTAGTCGCTAACCAATCTGGGGCAGGGGGCCGACGCTGGCTCCCTGCCTCTTTTTGGTGGGCGAAAGTGAGGAGAAAACATGCTGCAAGTGACTAGAGCTTGGTGTTACGGAGTGGCCAGGGAACGGGTGGAGGACGAGTATCTACGCCAAGACCTGGCGCAGGAGGCGTTTATTGCCGCGTGGCAGGCGAGCCAGAAGGGCCTCGGCGGTGGTGCGCAGGCCAAGAAAGCACGCTGGAGGATTTCAGATCTTCTGCGTGGGGAGGCCACCTGGTTTGGTTCGACTGGCGGCCATGGTGTAACCCACGCAAAACCGGTTTATGTTTCTGACTATTCGTTGTGGAAGGACGAGTCTGTGTCGGCCGTTGATCTAGACACCCGCTTGGATATTCAGCGGGCAATGAAAAAGCTTTCACCCACACACCGGAGGATAGTCTACCTGAGGGTTTGGGAAGACAAGACGCTGAGTCAAATCGCAGAGATCATGGGTCCTGGCTGGCGGCGGCTGGACAAGATTCGCAAGCACTGGGAAGACGCTATTTCTACGTTGCGAGAGGAGTTGGCGTGAAGGTTTTCATCCGGGATGGCGACTCGTGGCGATTCGTCCCAGGGCCGGCGGATCTGGCAGGGAAGCGTGGCGACCTGTTGGTAGTTGGCGAGGCGGACGAGGCAACCGCTAGCCGCTGGGCGGCTGAGATCGGCATCGCGGTTGCCCTGGGTGCGAACGTGTTTAGAGAGGAGGGCTAGTGAGGGTACCTGACGTTAGAGGCCTCTCCCTAGAGGACGCGGTGCGCGCCTACTGTGCGGAGGGTTGGTACCTGCTCCCGATCCGCTCTGGCAAGCACGCTGGGTCGGCGGTCGGTAGCGGGTGGCCGGAGAAAAGCTCACGCGACGCTGAGACGGTGCTCAGATTGCTCCGCGAGACGAGGGCTGAGGGTATCGCGCTTCACGTCGGGCGGAGCGGACTCGTGGCGTTCGATGTAGACACCCCGGAGGCGCTTCCAGAGGGGCTGCGAGCGGACCTGTCCAAGGCTCCACATCAGGGTACGCGGCCGTCGTCCCCGGGACGGGGGCACTACCTGTTCGACGCTGGCGGAGTGACGTACTCAAACTCCCTCGGGTCGTTGCCTAAGGGCTGGGGCGACATCCGGGGGAAGAACGGGATCATCGTCCTGGCTCCGACTCCGCACTCGAAGGAAGGCGGAGAGTACCGCTGGGTTCGGGTGGGTGATATTCCTCCGCTTCCGGCGCACCTAGCTCGTGCGCTGACTCCGGCAACTGACAAAGCGGACGCGGCGAGCGTGCCAGAGGTGCGGGAATTCTTCGCGGCGTACACGAGCGGCGACTCCGAGGGTATTGATAAGTACGTCCGCCGGTTCCGAGAGGCCGTGGCAGCCGGTCAGTCGCGCCACGAAGCCATGGTCCCGATTCTGGCGGAGGCGATGAAGGCAGCGAGGGGAGGTCAGTTCAGCGCAGAGGAAGCGGCTCAGCGTCTGTTCGATGAGTTTGCTAAGGCTCTGGCAGGGGAGAGAGACGCTGGCAGAGAGTTCGAAGGGATGTTGGCGTGGGCGGTTGGTCAAGCAAACAGAGAGGAGGTGAGCGTGCTGGAGGCACTGTCGAAGGCGGGCGAGGATCCTATGCCGGAGCCGTCGTCGAATGAGCACATGCTGGAGCTTGGTGCGGCTCGCACGCACGTAGGCTCGGCGCTCCGGCTCGCTGAGAGGTTTAAGGGCCGGTTCGCGTGGAGCCCACAAACCAAATGGTACGCGTGGGATGAGAAGCGCGGCCGCTGGGTGGAGGACGCTGAGCACCTGGTCCGAAAGGCCATTGCGACCGAGCTACCCGAGACCATTTGGGAGGAGATTAAGCAGCTAACTAGCTTGAATGTTGACCCTAAGGAGGTTGGTAAGTTCCGGAAGTATTGGGTTGACTCGCAGTCAGTCTCCCACCAGCGGGCAGTCTTGGATCTTCTCCAGACCATGCTTTTGGTGGACTGGCGGGAGTTTGACTCGGATCTCAACAAGCTCACGGTCGGGAACGGTACACTGCACTTCGACCGTGGCGAAGTGACGCTTAGGCCCCACAACCCGGCTGACATGATCACCCGTGGGACCGATGTCAACTACAACCCAAACGCCAGGGCTCCGTTCTGGGAGGCGACGCTAGAGCGATTCCTTCCGGACCCCGAGGTGCGGGCGTTCCTACAGCGCTTCGCGGGCTCCATCCTCGTAGGAGGTGGCGTCAGAGAGCAGATCATCCCCATCATGTTCGGAACCGGTGCGAACGGCAAGAGCACGTTCGTTACCGGTATCCGGGCGGCTCTCGGGGATGAGCTTGCTCTGGAGGTAGACCCTGGGACACTCCGTCCGGACCACCGGTCAGGTAGCAACCCGTCACCAGACAAACTTCGTCTGCGTGGTGCTCGATACGTGTACGCGGTCGAGGCTACCGGGGAGCTGGACGCTCAGTTCCTGAAGCGTCTGTCCGGCGGTGAGGAGATCGTTGCTCGTGGACTGCACCAGAAGACGATCAGTTTCAAACCGCAGTTCACGCTGACGATCATTGCCAACGAGGAGCCGGAGTTCAATGACGCTTCCGAGGGTCTCTGGCGTCGCATCAAGCGGATCCCGTTCGAGGTGCGGATCCCTGATGAGGAACGGATCGAGATCACGGAAGTTGAGCGGCTCATGCGGGAGCAGGCCGAGGGCATCCTCGCGTGGTGCGTGGAGGGATACAAACAGTACGCCCGCATGGGGCTTACCCCTCCCGCGTGCGTGGAGATCTCGTCCGCCCGGATGCGCAACGACGCGGACCCTGTTAGGCGGTTTGTGACTGAGTTTTTCCGCAAGGTTGAGGGTTCCGTTGTCAAGCCAGCGGATGCGTTCAAGGCATGGAAGGAATGGGTTCGAGAGGAAGAGCCGGACTCGGAGCAGGCAAAGTGGGGAGCTACCAAATGGAAGCAACATGTTAGCGGGCTCCTAAACCTTCCCCACGACGGTCGAGCGACCGTAGACGGAAAGCGGGTGCGCGGGTGGGTCGGTTACCGACTAGAAGCGGAGTCCATTGACGACGACGCGAGCGAGCCGGAGCGGGCCACGCCTGACGCCCCTTCTAGCGCGGGACAAAAGGACAAAAATTTTGTCCCGAACGCTGTATTCCCTAAAAGTGGTGGGGACATTTCCAGGGGCAATACCGAAAGGACAGAAATTTCTGTCCGTTCTGTCCCGACGGAGGGCGAGGAGCCGGAGCAGGCGGAGCGGAAGCCGGTAGCGACGTTGCCGGAGACGCCCCGTGGGCTGCCTCCCACCGTCGACTTCCGGACGGGGAAGCCGTCGACCGCCGACGCGGCTTGGCGGAGGCTGTACCGGAAGGCGGGGGCTGAGTGACCGCTGAGACGGTCGACGTCTGCGGTACGGAGGCGGGCTATACGAGGCACAGGAGGCGTGGGGAGACACCCTGCGCTTCCTGTGTCTCTGCCCACACAACCGCCAGGAGAGACCGCCGCTACGGACTCCAGCCTGGTGAGTACGACGCGATGCTAGCTCGGCAAGGTGGCCGCTGCTACATCTGCGGGGCTACTCCCTCTCGACCGCTAGTAGTCGACCACGACCACCGTACGGGTGCGGTGCGAGCGCTCCTCTGTCATCACTGCAACGTGACACTGGGTCACGCGCTGGAGTCGACAGAGATCCTACGACGCGCCGTGCTCTACCTCGAAGGGAACCTACGGGAGGCTCCGGACCGCTTCCTGGGTGACCTGACGGTCAAGGACCTGCGCCGTAGGCTCCGCAAGGCGAGCGGAGTGCTCTACAAGGCGCGTGGTCCCGCAGGATGACGCGGGGAGCGCAATCCTGGAAAGTTAAGCCGCTAGGGTTGCGCTCCCTTGCGCTTTGATATAGAGTTGACGCATCGAAGTTGAGGAGGGAAGATGTTCATCGAGACTAGGAACGACCTGGACGAATACATGGACAAGCTGTCCGAGCGCCTGTACGAGATCGCCGCTCCTGCGATCACCCCGGAGCAGCTTCGTGCTGTCTGGGAGACGCTCCGCTTGGTTGGCGACGTCACAACTGACCTGTTTAACCGACTACAAAAGGAGCGTGACCGTGCTCTGGCCGCCGAGTCGGCTCGCGAGGTCTGCGCTAGGGCTCTTCAGCGGGCGAGCGCTGAGAGCGAGGAGCTTCGTGAGATCCGTGATCGGCTAAGTGACGAGCTTGCCGACATGCGACGCGAGCGCGACGGTAAGCCGGCTAAGGGCCGGGACTGTGAGCTTGGCGAGAGCCAGCCTACCGACCTCGGTCTGCGTGTGCAGAACTACTACAAGGAGGGGCAGCTTCGGGACATTGCAGCAGAGGCTGAGCGCGCCTTGCAGACCATAGAGATGCTCCGTCACGACGTCGGCCCGAACGGCCTGGTGGATTTGTTGGAGCGTCGAGTTAGGTTCATTAAGGGTATGGCTGAGTAGTTGGAGTACTGATGACCTGGCGTCCGTCGCTTTACCTAGTGAGTGCCCCGTACCGTGTAATTGGATGGAGGCGTGACCCCGACAGCGGTGACTACGTAGCCGAGTGCGATATGGAGTTTCGAGCCGCGACTCTGAGCGAGGCCCTGTCGCGGTTTTTCGCCGGGTGGTTTCCGAAGCCGTCTAGTCAGGTGACGGTCTACGAGTACGGAGAAGACGAGTGGGGCCGCCACTGGTCCCCCATGCTTGAGATCGAGATCGACCACGCAAAGGAGTTTGAGTACTGATGAGGTACGACCGAAACGAGGGGCTGAACAATGACTGACTTGGTGACTGAGGTTCTGGCTCGTGCGCTGCGCAACGCCTGGGAGCGTATCGATGCGCTTCGTGAGGAGTTGGCTCAGGCTCGCAGGACGGCAGCCGACGCTGAGGAGTCTGCGCAGTATTCGGACGAATCGTACGCTAAATTGTCTCGTGACTACGCGCAGCTTAAGGACGATCTAGCTACGGCCAGGCGTAATCTTGCTGAGCTGGAGCGTGACCTGGCCGCTTACCGGTCGGCTCGTGACGAGTTGCGCAGTAAGCTATATGACGCTCAGGCTGAGAACGATCGACTGTCGGATCGGGTGGATCAACTGGAAGACTACCTGGCCGATGCTCGCGGCGTGAATGAGCGTCTGTCGTCAGAGATTGCTGAGGCTCGGGACGCGCTGGAGTACTACAAGGGTCTGCGTGACGCGGCGGAGGAGGAGGTTCGTAGGCTCCGAGACGAGCTTGATGATCGCACGTTGCTTACTGAGGCTTGCCGGGCGTCGCGTATCGAGCGTGGCGTGAGGGCACTTGTTGACTACGCATTCACGCGTGCTACGTCGGCAGCGGCTGACGGTGACGATGACGTTTACATGGCCTATGACGACATGCAGCTACGTCTAGAGGACGTGCTTAGGCTGGACGACTATACGAACCCTGACTCGGTCATCGCGAAGCTGACGGAGTGAGGAGTGCCGGCCGATGACAAGTGTGCGTCGGCGATGCTGACGCTGATGGACTGTTGGGTGAAATAGGGGACCGCAGACGAGGAGGAGTCTGACATGTCATGCGCCGAGATTGAGCCTGGTGTGGTTGTGTGCCGGGCCGGCGTCAAGGAGATCCTGCGGCGCATCACCGTCTGCCCGACGTGCAAGCGGCGGCGCCGCGTGGTGGATGTGACTCCGGAGAACCTGTACGTCGCTCCGTGGATGACATGCCTCGCCTGCGGCGACTCGTGGGATCTGGAGGGACTCCACACGCGCCCATCCGAGCCTGGCTGGAGGGAGAAGGCCAAGTCGAGGGCGCGTGAGTACTGGAACAACGCGTTCACGTTGACGCCCGAGCAGGAGGCAGAGTGGATGCGCCGGTGGTTCGGCATCGAGGTTGACCCCGCCGAGCTGCGGAAGGCTAAGGGGCTGTGACTCGATGAGTGGTGAGGTGGACAGCGTTGAGGCTGTCGAACTAACCGAGGAGCAGGGCAAGGCCCTCTTCGATAAGCGATGCCGGAAGCTTCTAGGTGTCGGCGCGGAGGAGTTCCTGCGGGAGTACGACGCGGGAACCGCGAAGGACCACTGGGACCTCGACAAGGTAATCGAGCTGGGGATGCTTATCCCCTTCTACCGGTAGGGAGAACTGATGACTGACAGCGGATACCGCCACTACTACAGCGACTCCGACTTCCGGTGCAGCTTCTGTGGAGGCCATTACTCCGACTATTGCTGCGACGCCGCCGAGGTTCCGGACTGGCTGGATGAGGAGACGAGTGATGACGGTGACAGCTAAGCGCCTTCCTCGCCGAGTCTGCCCGGAGTGCGGTTGCGCCGTGTTCGAGTACTACCGCCGCTCGTGGACGAACGACGGGGACGTGGAGCCGGCCGCGAGTTGCACGAGCCCTGACTGTGATTTTTGGTACTGAGGAGGATGCTATGGGTGACGAGACCAAGGGTGGCACAAACTTTGTGGCGTTCCTGCTGGAGAAGATTGGTGTGGACCCTCGCCATGTTCCGGTGGGTGGCGTGACGTTTACGCCGCTGGTTTTCACTACTGAGGACTATATCTGCGTCGAGTGGAAGGGTGAGTATTGGATTCCTATCCGCGAGTTTAACGACATCGTACGTGAGTACGGGCTTAGCGAGCGCAAGTGACCGGTAACGACGTCGCGAGGAGGATCTTCTAGCTAAGGAAAGGGGAGGGGCGACGCTGCCCCTCCCCTTCGCCCTTCGCAGGGGTCACTGCCTATACAGGGCTGGGTCGTGCGAGAATGAGGGCGATGCTTCGACCGTGATCTCTTTGGTGCCCTTGGGGAGCCAGTAGGACCATGCCATGGTCACAGTCTTGCCCGGTCGAAGTTGGTTTAGTGTAGTTCCGCAGTCCACCCCCTCTCCAAAGCACTCCGCGTCTAGCTCGGTGTCGTCCGCTAGGACGGTCATCGTGGCTAGCGACGGATCCATCGTCTTGTCCCCGTTGTTACGTATGGTCATGGTGATCTTTACCGGATCCGCGTCGTCGGGGACGTCCATGTAAGAGGCGTACTCTTCCCAGGTCTCCCCCTTGTGGGGGCGGTCTAGGACTTCGGGTCCGCTGACGGTGATCTCAACTCCGTCGTCGTAGACGTACGGCTGGCCAAACTTGATGTCTTCCTTGGTGTCCGACGCTTTGGCATCCACAGAGCCTGACTGTGTCGGCGTGGGCCTCGGTGTCTCCTGACCGGGCTCTCCGGACACGCTGTCGCACGCGGCGAGAGGCAGGAGCAGTACAGCGGCGGCCGCTAGGGCCTTGCGCATGTTCCCCCCTATTGGTAGGTAGCTTGGTGCGAGCGGAGCGGCCAGGAACCGTGGATGGGGCCCGTGTCGACCGGCCGCCCCGCTCGTAGCATTACTGTATGGCCTATGTCTTCCTATGTCTAGGCATGTATCAGTACGTACAGTAACATCGTTGGCCCCACGCGTCTTAGGCTCGTCCCCATGGGGCCCAACGAGATCAAGCACAACGCGCCTACGCCGCCATACGTGCAGCTAGCGGCGATCCTGCGTAGTCGGGTCGAGCGTGGGGACTGGCGTCCTGGTGAGCCGATCGCGAGCGAGCTACGTCTGACCGAGGAGTACGGCGTCTCTCGTGGGACGGTGCGCCGCGCCATCGCTGTCTTGGTGGACGAGGGAGTCTTGTTCGTTGTTCCGCATCGTGGGACGTACGTAGCGGAGCGTTAGTCGCTCGAAGCTTCGGGGCCCTCGGGGAAGCTCGGGGGCCCTCTCTTATGCCCTCTCAAAAGTTGCACCTGTAGAGTTGCACGAATGAAGTTGAGGTGCTACAGTTGAGGCATGCCGCGAGGGACGCGGCAGTGAGGAGGAAGGATGAGGATTCCGAGGATCACCGAGATCCCTGTCGACCCTGGAGACGCTCCTGTGTCGGAGGGGAACGGTGTCCTGACCGTCAGCATCTCCCGAGACGGGGCGGGCTGGAACATAACTGCGGTGAACGCGGCTCGGAAGGTCAACGGGAGACCTAGCACTTACGAAGCCAGGATCGCGGCTTGCACGTGTAACCGCGAGGCGTGCCCCTGCGATCGGGGGCCTAACTCTGGAGAGTGCCGCAACAAGTGCCACCGCTGGCACGCGGAGAAGGTTTTGAAGCTGGCTAACCGTATTGCCAGGTCGTATAGATGAGGAGGAATAGTGTCTGAGAATCCCGTGACTGAGGTTGCCCTGACAGAGCAAGAGCGCGAGGCTGAGGCGGCGCGATTCATCCTGGACGCGATTTCGGAGCTTCCGTATCTGCAGAAGCTGTCTGTGCTCGCGCAGGCTCGCTCGCTTCTGGAGTCCGAGAGAGTCAAGGACGTGATGCGGGTCGTCCGTGGCGATGGTGACAGGTTCGCGGACGCTCTGAACGAACACATTAACCGACGGTACTGATACACCAACGTTTGAGGAGGCTATCTAACATGATCACTAAGACTACTTCTGTGCGCCGCTCGCCCCGCTCGTCCACGGAGAAGTTGACCCCGTACGGCTTGGCTAAGGCTCGTGTGCGTGACTACATGCGGGACAACTTGCTGGCTAACGGTGTGATTACTCGCTCTGAGTACGAGGCGGCGTTGGGGGCTTTGAACCTGGCCGCTACGCACATGCGGAACATGGACAAGGCTCGGGAGGCCGCGTCCTAGATATGGAGGCGGACGACTGAGAGGAGAGGGGAGTCGGGAGGCCCCCTCTCCTCTTCCTGCCTGCGGAGTTGACACACGCAAGTTGATATGCCATAGTTAAGTCATGACGATGAGCTACCGAGTTAAGGGCACCACAGAGGACGTCACCCGCTGCGAACTGTGCGGCAAGGAAGACCTTCGGAAGACCGTGGTCTTGGCGGTGCTGGACGCGGACGGAAACGAGGAGCAGGTTGCCTACTACGGGACCGACTGCGCCGCGAAGGTGACTGGCCGCCGGGCCGCTCGCATCGCCATGGAGGCCGCTGAGGCGGATTCGTCTCGGGCGCGTCAGGTTGCTTGGGCTCGTGAGGTTCTGGAGGTCTACGGGCCGATCGAGCACGCAAGCGCTTGGGAGAAGGCGCGGGTCTTCATCAGCCGTAACCCTGAGCTGTTCGGAAGGGTCAATGGGTCCGAGGAGGTTGACCGGCTCCTGCGGGAGGCGCGGGCGGTCCTTGCGGCGTGACGGAGTCAGGGGGAGTCGGGAGGCTCCCCCTTCCTCTTTGCCCTCCTGCAGAGTTGACGCGCTGGAGTTGGGGCACTAGAGTTGAGGTACAACGGATGAGGAGGAAGACATGGAGATCCGCGAGGGTGACGTTCTGATTGACCGGACTTGGTACCGCCGCTACCGCGTTCAGCGGCTCGCTAGGCGGTACGGGCAGGACGGCGCGTACCTGATTCCTGAGACGATCACGGCCGGGGATGGCTACGGATCTAAGTGGTATCCGATGTCGTCCGTTCTGATGTTCGAAAAGGTCAGCTAGAGGAGGGGCATCAGTGCCTGAGGAGGGTGGACCGGTGTTTGTGGGCCTGCTGATTCTGCTTGTTGTGTTTCTGATGGGCGTCCTGCTGGGCGTCGTGGTTGGCATCTGGGTTGCGTCGTGAGGGGAAGTGAGGAGCGATGGCTAAGGACGTGAGGTACCTGACGATCCGGGTCGAGCTAGAGCGCACCGGTGGCGAGCCGGCGGACCCGTTCGACGTGGCGAACGAGCTTATGCACAGGGTGAAAGCTGTCGATCAGGTCGTGGTGACGGCGCTGGACGACTACGGCTACCCGGAGCGGACGTCCGTCTACACAGTCAAGGGCGCGGTCCTGCACAGCTTCTATGAGGAGTACGACCGAGAGGAGCCCGACGGCGTACGGGTCACTCCCGAGGGCGAGCGCATTTACACGTGGAGCGTGGACGAGCGGGGAGTGCCGTACTTCACGATCGAGACTGACGGGACGGTCGTTCAGTACGGGGAGGGGACCAAATGAGCGATGAGATGGGACGCGCCTTTGCGGAGGCTGAGGACGAGCTTCGCTCGCGGTTTGAGGGCATGAGGATAGTCCTTCGCAAGGCGGACGGGACCGAGGTTGACGTTACGGAGGCCGTGATCGTCGCTTACGACGTCGCGGTGAACAGTATGGACCTGGGATCGGGCTTCCTGGAGACCTGGGAGGTTCACGAGCTTCGGATCCTCGGTGACGAGATGGGCGCAGAGCCGTTCCGATACCCCCGAGACCGCTGCGATCGGTGCGGGCACGAACGACAGGACCACTATGGCGACAAGTGCATGCGCATGCTCGCGGACTGCCGCTGCGAGGGTTGGCAGTTTGCGGAGGGGGGAGAGATTCCGTAACAGACTCGTTATCAAAAGTTGGGCTCCTGGACTTGCGCTACCAACGTTGGTGCCCTATAGTTAAGACATCAGCGGTTGACAAGAGAACAGAGGAGGCCGAGATGGAGCCCTTCGGTGACGAGTGGAGCAAGTCCCAGGAGACCTGCCCGGCGTGCGGCGGCCACGAGGTTTGGGAGACGGTCAGCCTGAACTTCGGGAACCTGGTTGCCTACTGCGACACCTGCGACACCGAGTGGAACATCACCCAGCCGGACTACAAGGAGATCGTCCGGGAGTCGCGGCGGGGGTACTGAGAGAGAGGGGGGTCAGATCGACCCCCTCTTCATCATTTGAGGAGGATGAGTGAAGCACTACGAGATCGAAGACATCGGCGTAGTCCATCTGCTAGAGCCCGGCGACAGTACGCGGGCGGTTGAGAGCCTGCTGCATGACGATACGCGGCCGGTGGCGTTTGATACGGAGACGAGCGGGATCAATGTCTACGCGGCCGACTTTGAGTTGCGCCTATGCCAGTTCGGGACGACGGATGAAGCGTTCGTGTGGCGGCCGAGGCACTTCCCCGAGTTGTCGCGGCTCGTCACCACGACGCGGCCGGTATGGTACTGGAACGCGGAGTTTGACACTCGCACCCTGTCGCGCGTCGCCGGCATCCCTCTTCACGAGCTTTGGTGCTACGTCATGGACGCGCAGATACTTGCGAGGCTGATTGACCCGCGTGGTCAGAAGGACGGCGGTATCGGCCACACGCTTGACGCTTGGGCCGACCACGAGCTTGGTCTGACCGCGAAGGATGAGGCCAAGCGCGCCATGATGGAGGCGGGTAAGCGCTACAAGATCCGCAAACAGGCTGACGTCTGGGCGAAGATCCCTGACGATGACGAGACCTACGTGCGCTACGCGGGTCAGGACGTGATGCTCGCGTCGCGTCTCGGCGTGGAGCTGTCTAGGCAGATTGAGGAGTTGGATCTTGTAGACATCGCGAGCAAGCAGCACGCGGTAGCGTACTGCTACGCGGACATGACACACCGGGGGTGGAAGATTGACCGCCCGTACGCTGAGGAGGCGATCCGGAAGTACGAGAGCGTCTTTGCTGAGAAGGAAGCCGAGCTGGCCGGCTACGGTATCCGGCCGACGGCCACGGGGAACTACTCCACGAGCCGTGACGGCTTGATCGAAAAGTTCACCGAGTTGGGCGTCCAGTTCAAGGAGGTTACGAGCACGGGCGCGCCGAAGATGGACGATGCGGTGTTGTCCGCCATCGCGAGCAAGCGAGATGACGAGGCGGCATTGATCGCTCGGACGGTGCTAGAGGCGCGTCGGGCGCAGAAGGTTGCCGGGCAGCTCCGGGGGTACCTTGACGCGGCGGACCCGCGAGACAGGGTTCACCCGAACCTGACCCCGCTAGGGACTCACACTGGCCGCACGTCGTGCTCGAATCCGAACCTGCAGAACCCGGACAAGGAAGCCGTGGAGGTGCGGGGCGTGTTCGTGGCCGAGGATGATGACCACGTGATCATCTCCTCTGATCTGAAGTCGGTGGAGTGGCGTACGGCGGCCATCGTCACCGGGGATGAGAACATGAAGCGCATCTTCGCGGAGGGTGGCGATATTCACGCGGAGACTGCGCAGAGGTTCTACGGCCGTGCGTTTGAGGAGGCTGACCCCGAGCTACGACAGAAGATGCGTGACGGCGGCGTGTACGAGGGCGAGCGTCTACCGAGCATGAAGCAGGTGGGCCTGGCCAAGTTGTACGGCTCGGGGGCCCGAGGGTGTGCAGAGAATACGGGCCTGCCTGAGCGTGTCGTACGACGCGTCTACGACGCCATCGACCGAGCGTACCCTGGCATCCGTGCGTACATGCAATCGGCTGAAGAGGAGATCGACGGCCCTACGAGGGTGCGGCTCCGCAGCGGACGGTACGCGATCGTGGACCGGGCCTACAAGAAGCTCAACGCCGAGTCTCAGGGCTTCGCGGCAGACTTGCTCATGGAGGCGGTCTTGCGGATCTATGAGGCGGGGCTGGGTGAGCACCTTCGCTTGCCGGTCCACGATGAGCTTCTGTTCAGCGTCCCGAAGGACGAGGCGGAGGCCTTCATGGACAAGATCAAGGGTCTGATGGAGTCGCACGTTGACGGTGTGGACATCCTGACCGACCCGAAGGTGTGCGGGTACCGCTGGCGTAAGGTGTAGCCCATGAGACGAGAGGCCCCCGGCCAAGCGCTGGGGGCCTTTCGTCGTTTCTAGACGATCTTCCGACAGACGCGGATTCGGCGCACTACTAGACCTGAGCGACCTGCAAAAACGCAGGTGAGCACACCGGATACAGGTCGAGATCTTTTAATCCGCGGGTTCTGGGTTCGATCCCCAGGCGGCCCACGACCTGCGAAAACGCCCCTGAGGCCCTGAGCACACCTAGTGGACAGACGCGGACTGGATGGGGTACGATCCCCGGCCATGGGTGCCGATCTGTCCGAGTTGCTCGATGACTGGGTGATCCATCTCAGGGCCACGGGGAAGCGGCCTAGGACGATAGATGCCTACCGCCAGGTTGCCGATGACTTCCTCGCGCACCTGCGCCGTGAGGGTCTACCGACCGAAGCCGACCGACTTCGCATGGCGCACGTGGAGCACTACCTAGCGTCGCTGTCGGCGCGGGTGAGTCCGGGCACTGTGGCGAAGTCGTACCGCCACCTTCAGCAGTTGTGCCGCTGGTTGACCGAGGAGGGTGAGGTCTCCCGCAACCCCATGGAGCGCATGAAGCCGCCCAGGGTGCCCCCGCAACCGGTCCCGGTGCTGTCCAGTGAGGACATCGGCCGGGTCCTGAGCGTGTGCAAGGGGGCCGGCTTCGAGCAACGTCGCGACATGGCCATTTTCAGGATTTTGCTCGATACCGGCATGCGCTCAGCGGAACTTCTGGGCATGACTACTGAGGACGTCGACCGCCACCAACAGGTGTGCTGGGTGATGGGCAAGGGTGGCCGGGGACGCGTCGTGCCGTTCGGGGCGAAAGCCGCCGAGGCTCTGTCGCGGTATCTTCGGGAGCGCTCGAAGCATCCCCGGGCGGCCACGACTGACGCACTGTGGATCGGCCACAGAGGCCCGCTGACGGACTCTGGGCTGAGGCAGATGATGGAGCGCAGAGGCCGAGAGGCCGGCGTCCCGGGACTCCATCCGCACCGCTGGCGGCACACGTTCGCTCACCTGTGGTTGGCTGGCGGTGGCCAGGAGCAGGACCTTATGAACCTCGCAGGGTGGCGGAGTCGTGAGATGGTGGCTCGCTACGGGGCCTCAGCGGCCACGATGCGTGCTCATCAGGCGCACCGAAGACTATCTCTGGGCGACAAGTTTTAGGCCTAACTTACGTTTGACAACTAGCGTCCACTACGGTACAGTAACTCCGGCGCGCCAACTATGGCGCTTAACGGATTGGAGGTTACTGTGGACGCTAGGACACATGCTCGTGTCGCCGCGTTGACGCGGTGGGCTCGTGAGGAGGATCCCCGAGCGGCTACGGCCAAGGCGCGTGACGCCTTCTGGCAGCGCTTTATTGATGAGGCTGATCCGGCTGGTGTGTTGCCGGAGCGGGAGCGTGTTGTGCGAGCGGAGCGCCTTCGCAAGGCGCACTTCGCGAAGCTAGCTGCCAGGGCCCGCGAGGCTAAGCGGCTTCGTAGGGAGCAGCGTGTCCGAGCCCGAGCCCGCTAACTGCCCAAGGTGCGGGCGGGCGGTGCTGAGCGGCACGGTCGAGGGGATCTACCCGATGGTGCTCGACCCTCGCGAGGTTCCGCACGCCGACGCGCTTGTCTTGCATCGCTATGGGATCCCTATAGTCCAGCTTCTGATTAAGGATCGTGGCCGGGGTCCGCAGGTCATCATGTCGCGGATGTTCTGGCCGTATGAGGAGCAAGCTAACGATGAATGGGTGACGCTCATTCCGCATGGGTGCGCGTGGCCTGGAAAGTGGGGAAAGTGATTGAGTCTGAGATCATCCCGTGCCTTCGTTGCGGGAAGCCGTATGACAGGCTTCGTGGGAACGGGCATTTTTGCGGGGAGTGCTTGGTCATCGTTAAGCGTGAGGCTATGCGTGAGATTCAGCGGGAGAGAAGGGAGCGTGCGCGGCACTTAATCGAGGATACGAAGGCCGTTGCGGACTGGCTTCCGGACATCGATGAAGAGCGTCTAGAGGAAATTGGGCTCGCCACAGAGAACGGCGATCCGTCTTTGGTGCTCGACAGGCCACCGCCCGGAGCGCTGACTCCGTACGGGCCTGAGGAGGGGTATTCGACGTTTTTTGAGGATCTGCGAGGGGAGCTTAAACAGCTTAGGAGCGAGGCAGCCGAGCATCCTTGGTGGAAGGCTAATCCGCATGTGTTCTACGAGGTGCACGACCCGACGAAGGCCGCCGTGTATCTGCACAAGCTAGGCGCTAGGTGCGGGGATCAAATGGGAACGTACGCGGGCTATATGCGCCATTACAGGGCGGGGGAAATGGCGTGTCCGGCGTGCATGGCGGCTAAGCGAGAGCGGTCGAAAGTTGAGAGAGCGAGTTACGCTTAAACCGCTCCTGACCTGCGATTAGTTTACCTTAAGACACTATATGAAGTGCCCGGGGGCGATCGATGCTCCTAATGAGTAAATCGCCCGGGCTAAGGTTTTGACAGGCCCTGTACCAGCCGGGCCAGCATAGCGTCTGGAGTAGACTGCTGGCAGGGCCGATAATCCTCGTGCGCAGCGTAGCAAGGCCGGAACCGGGAAACCGGATCCCTCCACCCTTAGTCGGTGGTTGTGGTCCTACGTGCGCACGGACTTATGCGTTTGGCAGTAGCGAAACGAAGTGTGCCCGGTAGCCTTCCGGACGGTGGGCGAGCCGGGCACGCGCTTTTCGCCTCGTCAATAGGGAAGGGAATGGTGCCTGTGCATTTCACTATCTATTGGCGGGGCGAGGAACTGTTTTCGATCGGCATCACCCGCGACACCGCTCCCGAAAGCGTCGCGATTGGCGACGTATCTTCGATGTATCTCCCCGTCCCTGACTCGCTTACGGAGCAGCATGAGGAGGAATGGGAAGAGGAGGCTAGGACCAATCCTGAGCCTCCACGTCGCAGGGTTGGTTTTTGAGTAGTAGCAGTTTAGGCGGAGGGTCGACGGTAGACGTCGGGCGTGGCTTCCTCCTCACCACGCCGAGCGGTTGAGCTAAGCTCCTGCTCCCCTCCGCCTTTTCTCCGCTTACCCGTGAGCCGCTAAACAGCGGATCGCGACGCGGACCGCGACTAGGCCCCCCTTACGCTCTCCGACGATAAGCATCGTGCTAGGGTCTTCCCCCGGTAGGATGTCCACGACCTTGGGTACAGGTTGCTTAGATTGCGCGCCGTCGTCCATAAGTTCCCTCCCTGCGAAGAGCGTCCTCCTGACCCCCGTTAGGGGCACCCTACTACCGGGTACCCCCAAACCGGTGGATTTGAGGGAACTTGGCGCGCCTTAGTTACTTGCGACGGTTGCGATGTGTCCGAGTCCCAGTCTCCATCGGAGGCCGCGCTCGGAAGCGGATCGTGACCTTCCCGCCGGGCCGCTCCTCTTGCTGGATCGTGAGCCGCACGTCCTCGTCTAGCTCATAGCTGACGTAGCGCGCCGAGGCACGGAGCTTCGACACGGTTTCCTTGGCCGCCCAGGCAGGTACGGTTAGCTCGCGTCCCTCGCCTGTTTGGTAGCTCTCCCTGACGTGCGGGTCAAGCGCGGGGACCGGCTTGGGGCCGGTAGCGCGTCGACGACGCTTGATCTCCTCAACTGGCTTGATCGCTACGCGTTGTAGGAGCTTGTCTACATCGTACGTGTTGCCCGCAGCCATTGCTGCCTCCTAGTCCCTCTTCCCTAGTTCGAGCACAAGACTAGGGCAGCTTAGCACGCACTCACCAGTTGCGTCTCAGAACACGGACGCCCCGCCCCCGTCGCAGGCCAGGGGCGGGACGCCTGTCGATCACTGTAGCGAGCGCTCCCAATCACGTCCAGTCACGGCGGGAGTGTCGCAGAGAGGAGCCCTATCGGATGCCTAGCTACTGGTGGCCGAAGGCCGAGCGTGTCCCCGTGGCGCTCCGAGCGTCGCAAGAGCGCACGATCCGCCCCGCCGGACTAGTACTGCACACTGCCGTTTCTAACTCGTCTCGCCTCGTCCCGAGCGGGGAGGTCCGCTGGCACTTCTACGTCAACCGCGAGGGTAAGGCCTACCAATTCTTCCCTGTCAACCGCCCCGCTGCCGCGCAGTTGGACGGTAACTACTGGACTGAGAGCGGAGTTGGCCACGGATTCATCAGCGTAGAGACCTGGGATGGCGCGGGGACTAGTGTCTGGCCGGACTACAACAAGAACCCTAGCGGCGGACCCGCGTGGACTGATGCTCAGGTGAGGACCATCGCGGAGCTTGCCGCATGGCTGCACACCGAGCACGGAGTGCCGCTCGTGAAGGCCACCGCCCCGCGTGGTCGTGGAATCGGCTATCACCGACAGTTTACCAACACCAAGCCGTACAAGTGGAATTCATCCCACGCTTGCCCGGGCACCAGGCGCATTAACCAGGTCCCCGGAATCATTGCCCGCGCCCAGGAGATCGCCAAGGGCGGCTCCGCTTCCCGACCCTCGGAGGATGACGAATTGGCTTCCGCTAAGGACGAGATTCTTAAGGCTATCGCCGACGCCCGAAAGGCTCTCGGCGAGCGTCACAACACGCGCCGCAAGGAGTACGAGGCCCTTCTGAAAAACATTCAGGAGAATGAGCAGCACCTGATTTATCAGCGCGAGCACTTGGTTAAGCCGCTCGCGGCCGAGGTTGCCGAGCTTAAGGCTCAGCTTGCCGAGATTAAGTCCAAGCTGGACGACGCTAAGTGCCAGGGTCAGGGTAAGACCGGCCCACTCCCGCGTACCGCTGAGTGAGTCTGACATGGACGAGAAGGTTCACAAGATTGCGCTTCTGTGGGACGCGCTTAGGCCGGTCAGGAAGGCCCTCGGAAGCTTCCTCGTGGTCCTGCTGGCGATGCTGGCAGACAGCCTCGCGGACGAGAAGCTGACGGTCTCCGAAGTTCTTGAAGCTGTCGTGGCCGGGCTCGTGGCCGCTGGTGTCGTCTACGTTGTGCCCAACGTTCCTCGTAAGCACTCGAAGTGAGTATGGGGTGGGGGGAGTGAGTTTCGCGGATCGATCGCGATCGTCACTCCCCCGTCTCTGAATAGTACCCCCGATGCTTAGCGCGTGGGTGCGGAAAAGAAAATACCCCCGCGTTTCGAGCGACTGGGCCATAGATCTTCGAGTGCCCCCGCGAAGGGAACTGCCCCCATGAACATTGACTACCTACCGTCGCAGGGTGACCGTTCAGGAATCATCAGGAGTTCGTGGTCGGGTACGCGAGGTACTTTCCCAAAGTCTGTGCGACAGAGAATCCTTGAGCGCTATCCGACCTGCAACTGGCCCGGCTGCGAAAAGCCTTCGGAAGTCGCTGACCACATTGTTCCTTGGGCCGAGGCGGTTCGTTTGGGTTGGGATGTTGACGAGATCAACGACATCAGCAACGGTCAAGGCTTGTGCAACGAACATCACGAAGTAAAAACTAAAGAAGAAAGATTAAGAGGAATAAAGCGTAAGTCACGAACACGCGAGCGCGAGCGTCATCCCGGTTTGCTGTGACTTTCTGTGACTTCTGAGAGGGTGGGGGTTACCCTCCGTCACCGGGGGTAGGGGGCCAACGACCGGCATAGCCATTCACGGTGTGTACGGGCAGAGACCATTTTGTTATCAGTTTGTTATTTCCCCGGTAAACAGTGAGGAGTCATGGCTTCACATGAAGTTTTGATTGACGGCGTTCGGTACGTTCCGGCTACCGGGGACCGGACGCCCGGACGAATCGGAATTGGCGTCACCACGAGGAACCGCCGCGAAGTCTTCGCGGAAACGATCGAGCACATTCGGAAGTTCGCTCCCGATGGCGCGGCGATCGTCGTAGTGGACGACGCTAGCGACGATCCGGTGCCGGACGCCACTTATCGATTCCTCGGGCAAGCTGGAATCGCTAGGGCCAAGAACAAGTGCATTGAGCTTCTGGCCGACGCTGGCTGCGAGCACTTTTTCCTCTTTGATGACGACTGTTACCCCATCGCGGACGGATGGTGGCGTCCGTACGTAGAGAGTGATGAGCCTCACCTGATGTACGCGTGGGGCGATGAATACTTCCGTACGGACAAGCTCGTTGGGTATCTGTGGCCCAAGGGTTGCATGCTCTATGTGGAGCGACGCGTCCTTGAACGCGTCGGCGGCCTTGACCCGGTTTTCGGCGTCTGGGGCCTGGAGCACATGTCGTGGAGCGACCGTATCCATAACGCGGGCTTAACGACGTGTCGCTATCAGGACGTTCCGGGAAGCGAGAAGCTATTCCTGTCGAAGGACCGCGAGCAGCCCGACTTCCCCTCGTCCGTACCGCTGGAGACGCGGCTTATCGCTAACGTGCGCGCTGCTGAGCGATACCGCGACTCTGACGCGTTCGTGCCCTACCGCGATACGCCAGCGGATCGTGACCGCGTGGCGCTGTCTATCCTTGTTCCGTCGGTAGCGTCCCGCCGCTCGTCCTTCTTGCCCAAGATCATGGACGAGCTATACGGGCAGCATGAAGCGCTGCCTCCTGAGGATCGTCGACGTGTTGAAATCCTAGTCTTGACCGATGCTGAGGGCCTGGACCTCGGGACCAAGCGGAACAAGATGGTTGCCCTGGCGGAGGGTGAGTACGTCGCGTTCGTAGACGACGATGACAGGATCGCGCCTGACTACCTCCGTTCGCTGCTTGACGCGACGGAGTACGGAACAGACGTAATCACGTTCCGGGCAGAGGTGCGAATCAACGGCGGCCGCCCGAAGCTATGCGTCTATTCGGCGGAATGGGACGCGGACGAAAACACGGAGGCGGAGTTTCGCCGGATTCCGAACCACCTAGCCGCTGTCCGCCGCGAACTCGCGCTACGGACTCCGTTCCCGAGACTCAACAAATCTGAGGACTCGTCCTACGCGAAACAGCTTAAACCGCTGCTACAGTCCGAGCACCATATACCTCGAATTCTCTACTACTACGACTTCAACACCAAGACGACAGTTGCTCAGCGACAGTCGGACATTGAGCGGGTTCAGAAGCCGGTCGTGGACGTTGTGATCCTGTCGAAGGCGTCTACGGACGAGCTTCGCGAGATGACCGAGCGCACGATTGAAACGTGCCTCTCTGGTGCTGGCGGCCACCCGCTCAACATTATTGTGCTGGAGCAGGAGCCTGGAATCAGGTACCGAAACGCCATTACGATTCACCGGCCGGGCGAGTTCGCATATAACAAATTTGCTAACGAGGGTATTAGAACTGGTTCGGCCCCGTGGATCCTCGTAGCGAACTCTGACCTGGAGTTCGGAGACGGATGGTTGGATCCGCTGCTGAAGACCAGGCACCCGCTGATGTCCCCGGTCAGCTCGACCGAGCCGCGCCAGGCCCGGCTCACGCGGGCGGAATCCGGCTACGAGAATGGCAAGCACTTTTCCGGATGGTGCTTCATGATTTCTCGTGAGCTGTGGGAAAAGTTCGGCGGCCTGGATGAGGACTTCATTTTCTGGTGTGCTGACGACTCGGTTATTGAGCAGGCCAAGCGTCACGGTATCCGGCCGCTCGTGGTGCCCGCCTCGAAGGTCAAGCACTTGATTTCGAAGACGGTCGGCGGCAGGGGACACACGGCTAATGACCCCATGGATGGGGATTTGACCTGGGCGATGGTGGAGCTTTTCAACGCCAAGTTCGGCGCTAACAAGTTTCTGAACGACCAACGCTATATTCAGTGGCGAAAGGCCAACCCGGAAAAGGTTCGAGAGATCAGGGAGCGTTTCAAAGATGGCTAGAGTGTCGGTTATCGTTCCTTGGTCTCACGGGTGTCCGCACAGAGAAGCCGCTTTCGACTACATCGTGCGGCGTTGGCGCAGGCTGTCAATGCCTCTCGAAGTAGGCCACCCTAGCGGGGACACCTGGTGCAAGGCCGAGGCGGTGACCGACGCGCTCAGCCGCTCAGACGCTGACATTCTCGTTATCGCTGACGCGGACGTCTGGACGCCGGGCGTACGCAAGGCTATTAAGAAGGTTGAAAGCGGCGCTCCCTGGGCGATTCCTCACCGCACCGTCTACCGATTGTCGCGGCTCTCGACCAAGCGTGTCCTGAGCGGCTCAGCGCTGGACGAGAGCCTTCCGACGGACGAGGAGCCGTACGTAGGGATCGAGGGAGGCGGAATCGTCGTTCTCCCTCGATCCACGTACCTCTCAGTCCCGCTTGACCCACGATTCCGGGGGTGGGGGCAAGAGGATGAGTCCTGGGCGCTAGCGCTTCGGACTCTAGTCGGGGAGCCGTGGCGCGGAGCTGATCCGCTGTTTCACCTGTGGCACCCACCGCAGAAGCGGCTTAACCGACGATTTGGTAGCCACGAGTCACGAGATCTTTTCAACCGTTACCGGCTTGCTAGCGGCCGGCCAGACATGATGTCCGATCTGCTTACCATCCCTAGAGAGGAGGTGCGACGTGGCAAGAGGGACGCTTCACGCCCCGAAAGAGAACAGACGACGCCGCAACGCACCTACTCACGACAAAATCCTGCTCAGTAGGGATGGTGAGGTCCGTGGACCGGAGCTTTCTGAGCTTACAAACCGCGATGACTGGCACCCGCTAGTCGTGAAATGGTACGAGACCTGGCGCCGCTCTCCGCAGGCTCAGGCGTTCGAGTCTACGGATTGGATGCGGCTCGGCATCCTGGCACCGCTCGTGGAGCGCTACGCGCTGAGGCCTTCTGCCTCTGCGCTTTCGGAGATTCGCCAGAACGAGGAACGTCTGGGCGCGACGGTCGTCGACCGCATGCGCGCTCGAATGATTGTCGAGGAATCAGAGGACGCGCAAGTTCTGTCGCTCGTGAAGAAGCCTAGTGCAGCGGAGCTATTTGAGGATTAGGGAGGGGGAGCGTTGACGGTTTCCCCCATTGTCACTGTCCCCGACTTCGTTGAGCACGCGCACGAGGTTAAGACTCTGGGCCTTGAACTTATCCGCTGGATCCAAACCTACCTCGTACAACCGGATGGCGACAACGCAGGTGGCCCGTTCCGCCTGACGAGGGAGCAGAAGAACTTTCTATGCTGGTTCTACGCGGTGGACGAGCGGGGTCGGTTCAAGTACCGACGCGCCGTGCTGCGTCGCTCGAAGGGTTGGGGTAAGTCTCCGTTCCTCGGAGCTATCTGCATCGCGGAACTGTGTGGCCCCGTCCGGTTTAGCCACTGGGACGATGACGGAGATCCCGTTGGCATGCCACACCCGATGCCTTGGGTGAACCTGGCCGGCGTCTCGGAGACGCAGACGCAGAACACCATGACTGTCATTCTCTCGATGCTGGAGAATGCCCCGCTCCTTGACGTCGTGGACCTGGACGTCGGCCTTACGCGGATCTACACACCGGGCGGTGGCCGGCTTGTCCCAATCACCGCGTCGTCCAGCACGCAGGAAGGC